CGCGACGTGTACGACGAGCTCGAGCAGGCCTGCCGTGCGCTGCCGTTGTTCGGCGCCGCCTCGGCGAAGGCCAGCAACTGACGTGCGTGTGCTTGGAATAGATGCGGGTTTTCGCATGGGATATGCGGCTCTCGGCGGCGACAAAATCGCTGCCGGGAGCCTTCTCATTCCCGGTGATCATTCGACCATGGGGACGTCCGGCCGGCGCTGCGGCGAACTGCTCCGCGAACTGATCTGCGACCTTGGACCGTTCGACGTCGTTGCGTTCGCTTCCCCGTTCGTCGGTGTCGTGCGTCGGTTCAATCCCAAGACCGGCAAGAGCGAGCCAGTGCCCGTGCGGCCGGAATCGCTTCGGCCTTTGATGGGGTTCACCACGATTATTGAAGTTGTAGCGGCCGAGTTGAAGCTGCGTTGCGTTGAATGCTCGGAGAGCGAAGCCCGCGGCGCGTTCCTCGAGGTTGTACCGCGCAAGTCAAAGAACATCGAAAGCGCCGTCATCCAGGCGTGTCGAGACCGTGGCTGGCCCTGCCGCGACGGTCACACCGGCGCCGCTTTGTGTGTGGGTAGTTTCGTTTTGTCGAAGCTGGAGCCTTCCACCGCGCACGAGGTCACGCCACTCTTCATTCATGAGCATGGGAAGCCCAAGCGAGCCAAAAGCACCAAAGTGGCAAGACCACGAAAAGCAGCGTCTCGCGCAGCTGTGGCATGAGCACGGCGGCCGCATAAATCTCATCGCAGACACAATGGGCCGCAGTCGCGGCAGTATCGCAGGGCAGTCCATGCGCATGGGCCTCCAGTTTCATGGTGGCCGTGCCGTCGAACTCAAGCCATCACATCGCGCCATCGTCGAAGGGCGCACGCTCTTTCCGCATCAGGTTCGTAATCCGACGCTCGGCGTCCTGAAGCCAGGAGGCAATCAGCGCAAGCTCGGCGGCAAGGTGTTCAAGGGCGCGTGGCGCGGAATGCCGATCGTGAGTCTCACTTTGGAAGAGCGCGCGACCTGTCCGTCATCGTGTTTGCAGTGGAGAAATTGTTACACAAACAACATGGGTCGATCAGTGCGCTATCGCCACGGTTACAAACTTGAGAATGCGATCATCGCGGATCTGGCGAAGCTGCAAGAGAATCACCAGAACGGCTTCGTTGTGCGCCTGCATTTGGGCGGAGATTTCTACAGCGTCGCCTATGTCGACTTCTGGGCTGATCGTCTCGACGAGTTTCCAGCGCTTCGCGTCTTCGGCTACACCGCGCGCCAGATCGATGATCCGATTGGCGAACGCATCGCGGCGTTGCGTGACTATGCCTGGGATCGATTTGCGGTCCGCACTTCAGGCGCCGAGTCTGGCCCGCGGACGATCGTAGTGGCTGATGCGACTATGCGTGGTGACTCGATAGTTTGTCCGGCGCAACTCAGCAAAACAACGAACTGTGGAAGCTGTGGCCTATGTTGGGCGCCGGCAGCAATGCGCCGAACGATCGCTTTCGTCGAGCATTGAGTTTCCATCACTCATCCCGCGCCAATAGCCCACAAGAACCGCGATCATCACCAGGTCGATCAGGAGGAAGGGGAAGGTCATGGCGGCCTTCTACCTGTTCCACGATCTGCCGACAAAGATGCCAATGCCGAAGACTGTAAGGCCAGCAAGCATCGTTGCGAGAAAGCTGTCCATGCTGGCTTCCTACGTCTTTGGTTTCAGGACAACAATATCCTCGGCCAGCGAAACCCATTCTTCTGGCGGGACGCGATGAATGCCGTCTGGCGTGATCGAAATGAGTGACCGACCATAAAGCATTTGGTCGATGGCACATTTCTCCGCATCTTCCGCGATCATTCGCTGGACGATTGCGTGAAACTCTTTGGCGTCCATGCTTGGCTCCTAGTTCTTACTTTTCAGTTCGCGCCACTCGGCGATCAAACGCTCAAATGCGATGATAAGGTCTTTGCGCGGCCGCTTCTTCTGCATCTCCATTTGAAACTCCTATGAATTGGATTTCAGGTTGCCGTGGTCGTCGTGATACTTCCACCAAAGCTCGTCCAAGAACTTGATCGAAGACGCAGGCCAGCCGAAAGAGCGACAGGCGATCAGCCAGCGAGCGCACGCCATCAAGGCTTTGGTGCTTGGCATTCTTGGCTCCCCTTATGCTGCTTCCAGTTTGGCGAGATTGCCCCATTGGTCGGCCATCGCTTCGGCAATTCCTGGGAATGTGATTGACCTTCGTGGGCTGCTGCTCGGGAGACGATCAACGAAAGTCCTATATCGCTTGCCGTCCCACTTGCGATCCGGTTCTACAACTTTTGTCGGCGTAAGTTTTGGCAATCCCTTGAGCCAGAGACAAGTTGCTTTGGAATATGGATCGCCAAATTGATAAGGCTGAATGATCTGGTCCGCTTTCCGGTATTCGCGCTCTGGAAGTCCGCGCGGGTTTTCGATTGCGACATGCGGGATGTTCGTCTGGGTAAATAGGCGAAAGAAATGCAAGCCGTCTTCGCGTAGCGCACGCCGTCCAGGTTCATTAATCCGGCAGTTGCTCATATTCGAGATGTAGGTGCAGGGCGGGTGAGCAATCATCAAGTCCCAGATATAAGCGCCTCTCAAAACATGGCGAATGTCATCCTGTATATGTTCGCCGCCGTCGAGTGCCGGCAGTAAGTCACATGACCAAGCATCGTGTCCGCGAGCGCGGAAGGCGCGGCGGACCGCGCCGGAAAACTCACATGCGATCAAGACTTTCAAAGCCGCTCTCATTTGGAGATGCTGGCCGGAATCGAACCGGCATTGCCAGATTTGCAATCTGTTGCGTAACCATTCCGCCACAGCATCCCGACGCTCCTACGTTTCTGATTCTAGGCCGAACTCAATCAAAATTCTGATCTGTTCAGCCAATGATGTTTTCCGTTTCACCGCCAACGCACGAATTTGAGCAAACGTGTCCGGGTCGATGGCGCAAACCATTTTGACGTGGCCACCCTGAATATGGCCAACACCGGGAACCCGTCTCATTGCTCCGTACTCTGGCAAACGAAATGCTCCTAAGCTTTGTCTTCTAGATAGCCGCCTTGGTGAAATTCCTTCGCTGCTTTCTTGCGGCGAATGAACTCCTCCAGCGTGGGCGGTGTGCCTGCATAGAACATATAGGCGTTCTTGTACTCGTCCTGATATTTCCGAAGCTCGCTCTCCGTCACATGAACGTCTGGCTGCTTCACGATCTTGATGCTCATCCTTGGCTCCCCTATTGTTGCTTCCATGGAAGCGGTGTGCCTCCATGTTGCTGCGGGACTGGGCGTGGGAAAATGGTTGTCCATCCGTACACGCACCCGCCCTCTTTCCAGCTCCCGAGGATCAAATCGAGTTGGCTTCGGAGCGTTTCCAAATCCGTCGCACTGGCGCACAGGTGAAACGGCCCGTTCAGTTCCCGCTTCACGCCTTCGGTTTCGAGTATGAGTTTCACAGATGCTCCTCAATGATGAATTGCAGCCGCGACAGTACGGCCAAGTTCGTAAGCGTCGTGTGGAAGAACGACGAAGATCATGTGCAGATCGTAGCTGAGAGCAGCCAGCGCGAGGATGCCGACTATCGTCCAACTCGCCACATACACTACCGTCGCTCGCGTCACGTTTGGCTCCTCAATCTCTATTCTTCAAAGCAAACTGAACCATCTGCCGGATGAGTTCCTTGAGAGAAACACCAGCGTCGTGCGCGATGGTTTCCAGTTCCTCGTACTGCTCCGGCGAGCAAGTGTAGTTGATGTGCCGAACAGCATCGACCTTGGTTGTCATCTGCGGCACAAACTTCTGCACAGGCGCTCCTAGCCTTTGATTTTCCGTTTGAACCGTGGCCCGAACTGTAGATAGGCGGTCGAGCGCGGCCAGCCCGTCGCTTCCTCGAACTCAGTCAGGTTGAAACGCTGATCGTGCCACATCACCTTCGCACGCTTCTCGCCGCTGCGCCCATCGTCTACCCGCTTCTTGGCCGACATGGCTTGGAACTCAGCCGCCTTCTTGGGATCGATCTTGGGGGCGACCGCCAGCCGCATCATCTCTGCGCCGTCTGTGCGGCTCTCTAACTCGGTTTCGGCATCGCGGACAGTGGCACCCATCTTGTGAATGCGCGCCACTTCCTTGGTCATCACCGCACGGTGCGCCGCCAAGCCCTTCAGGCCGTCCACCACGTTCAGGAACTCTCCCTTGCGCATATTCACCCGGTCCAGCGTCTCGCCGTTGTCAGCCCTGTAGATGACTTTCACACCCTTGGCGCGGAGCCGTCTTTCGTCAGCCTCGTCCCGAGCGAAACCACGGGCGGTTTTAATAGGGGGCAGGCCGGTTCTCATATTTATTTACATACCCTATTGAAAACTGAGAAGCAAGGGGGTATGTAGGGTTCAACTGATGGAGGACTTCCATGTTGCGAGTGACCGCCCCAGCCAGTGAAATCAAAGCGCCATCGGAGCGTTTCTGCACATGCTGTGAGAAGCCGTTGCGCGGTATTGTGGCGTGGCTAGAGCTAGACCAGCGGACGAACACCTACCACGACCACGGCGCGGTCCCTGCCGAAAAATCACAGGGATGGTTTGCGTTTGGAAGAACTTGCGCCAAGAAATTGCTCAAGGCACATGACGACGAAATGTTCCGGCGCACATGCCCTGACTGCTCGCGCGTTGACTGCGACACAAATCACTGATTGAGGCCCCGAAATGCTTGACGAGCCAAAGCAAGCCCAAACGCGAGACGAGGACGGCCGCTATTCCTACGATGGCGATTGGTATCGCCTATGCGTATGCGGTCATACGTTGGGCGTTCACTGCGCTGAAGCACCGCACGATTGCCTTCTATATTCTTTCGGCAAAACTAGCGGTGAACGCGAGGAACACGCCGGACAGCCATCCGCAGATTGCCATTGCGAGAGGTTTCGTCCGAAGCGGTTCAAAGGCAAGCCTGTCTATCTTCCCAAACCAAACAGTAGAGGCCCGAAATGACTAAGACCGCCGAACTTATCCCGCCTGACCTGAAACGCTGCCAAGCCGAGAAGCCGAACGGTCAGGGGCCGTTCACCTTAGGCGGCGGTCATAAGATGATCCGGTGCGATGCGAAGCCTATGGTCATCGCTACCGAAACAAAGCCGGGAAAAGATGGCGCGATAGGCAGTATGTCGCTTTGTGGCGACTGCATGGTCGTGATGCAGAAGCAACTTCCGCGCGGCTTTGCCACCTTCGGCCCGATTAAGACATAGAGGCCGGAGGTCATGGACGCAGCGCGATTACTGTCCGAAGCGAAGCGCATTGGTGAGGAAATGAACCAAGGGCGCGAGAGCTATACTGGCGGTCCCAAGCTTTTCCACCACATGGGCCATCGGCGGGAGGCGTCATATCCGTGGCTGTCGGACGTTGAGATTGCCGGACGAGTTCGGATGCTGATGCGCGATGACCTCAACCATGAGGGGATTGTGTGCGCCGCGCGGGATCGCATTCTCCACCTTTCGGAAGAGAACGAGCGGTTGCGCCGTGAGCTTTACAGCCGGACGCGCAGCCTTGAAGAAGAACTGAACCGCAACTGACTATTGAGGCCCGAAATGATTACGCCAGAAGAATGCCGTACACATGCCGCCAACTACGAGAAGATTTGGCGCGGACAACCGGGCTATAGCGAGGAGCACAATATGGCTGTCGAATGGCGCAGGGCGGCAGATACAATCGAAGCATTTTCCGGTACAGGCTCAGCCGACAAACTGGCCGGTCATAGATTCTCGGCGCGGACTGGCAGACGAAATGGGTGAGTACTTAGCGAGGCCGCGAATGTCCTCCGAGCCGCAAGGCGCTGGAGAAAGCCCAGCCTTCCCATGAATAACGATTGAGGCCGCCCACATTGGCTAAAACGCTCAGCCGTGCCGTGCAGGAGCGTCGGGCGCCGGTGATCGTCGAGGCTGACGATGCGACGCGGGCTAGATGGCGGCAGCGAGATTGGTATTCCACTCCACCATGGGCGAGCCGCGCCGGCGCCAGGTTCGTTCTGAGCGTCGCGCCGCAGACCAAATCTGTCTGGGAACCGGCGTGCGGTGATGGCATCATGGCCGAGTGCCTCGCCGAATACTTTCCAGAGGTCAAAGCGTCCGACATCGAGCCGACCTACTCCGAAGCCTTCGGCGCCGTCGATTTCCTGCGCGCGCCGATTTCCGACGAGCCGCAGTGTGACATGATCGTGACCAATCCACCCTTCGAACATGCGGCCGAGTTCGTGCGCATCGGCCTGAAGGCTGCCAGGATAGGCGTCGCCGTTCTCTGCCGCGCCGCATTCCTTGAAAGCGTCGAGCGCGCGGATCTGCACTATGGCGATGCAGTTCAACTTCACGCGATGGCGCCGTTCAGCGAGCGCGTTCCGATGCAGCTTGGGCCATGGAACCCAGCCTGCTCGACCGCGACCATGTATGCGTGGTTTTTGTATCTTCGCGAGCCGAAGCCGGACCACTGGCCGTCGATCATCCCGATCCGGCCTGGCACCCGCGCTGCGCTGTCTCGGCCGGGCGACATTGCTCGCTTCGTGAAGCCTGCGGACGGCTCGCTGCTCTGATCGCTGTTTCACAAACTCCACAGCGAGTGCGTGGTTATCCTGTGCGCATTAACCAAAAATCGCTTGACCGTATTGGCGACTCTCCGCACTGATGCGGCGTTGGGTAGCTCCCAGCTGCATGAGCGTTAGGTCGGGTCGCAGGAGCAAGTTCCCCCGTGACTCGGCCCGACCGGCGCTCCTTTCACGGGGTTTCGTATGCGCTTTTCCACGCCCTTTTTCGCTTTGGTCCGCTGATGGCGGACGCGATCGAACCGCCTCTGGACATCGCCCTTGAGCGGGCAATTCTCGGGACGCTGTTTATCGACAACGCCAAGATCGACCTGGCCGCAGCCATCATCGAACCCGAGCACTTTTCCGAGCCGGTCCACGGCCGGATCTTCGAGTTCATGTGTGTGCTGCGCGACGAGGGCACCGTCACGCCGCTGCTCGTAAATTCGGTGATGAAAACCGACCCGGTTCTCAAGGAACTCGGCGGCCACTCCTATTTCGCTGACATGGCGCTATCGGCGCCTGCCTTGCTCAACATTCGTGATCATGCGCGCCAGCTTCGAGACCTGGCCGTTCGCCGCAGGCTAATCATGATTGGAAACGATATTGCCCAGTCAGCATCAATCGATGGAGACCTTTCGGTCACAAAACAGGTGGCGTCCGCCGTTCGTGCGGTCGACGAGGTAGCAGGCGAGCTAGTTAGGCGCGACACGCAATCAGGCGCATCCGTGGTGGCGTCCGGCGTGATGGTTCTGGTGGAGAGCGCCTTGGCCGGGAAGCCCGTGCCCAGCGTTCCTACGGGCCTAAGCAAGCTGGACGAGGCGATCGGCGGCCTGCATGGCTCCGACCTGATCGTCATTGCCGGCAGAAGCGGCATGGGCAAATCGGCAATGCTCGGCGGCATAGCCGTCAGGGCGGCCCTAGCAGGCCACCCGACCTTGGTCTTCTCCCTCGAAATGAAGAGCCGCCAATGGATGGAGCGAACCATCTGCGACCTGGACTTCGATACCGCACCGAAGCCCATGTGGTATTCGCACTTCCGCAACGGGCGGCTGACCAAGGAAGAGGCCGCACGCGCCGCACAGGTGGTTTATGACCGCATCACGCCGCAGCTGCCGCTCGAGATCTGCGACGACGACACGCTGACGATCCACCAGATTGCCTCCCGGTCTAGGGCGTTCAAAGCCCAGCATGGCGGCCTTGGCCTGATCGTCTGCGACTATCTTCAGATCGTGCAGCCGATCGAGCGCAAAGACCGCAGCCGTGAACAGGAAGTGACCGGTTTCGCCCGCGGTGCCAAGCAGCTGGCCAAGTCTCTGGACTGGCCGGTCATGTTCGGCGCCCAGCTGCTTACAAAGGGCACCGAGATTTCAGCCGGCAAAGAGCGGCGCCCGACCTTGGCCGACATTCGCGAATCCGGATCGATCGAAATGGAAGCAGATTTGATCTTGTGCCCATATCGCAAGGCTTTCTTTATTCAGCAGCGCAAGCCTGATTTCCCGTTCGGCTCGCCGGAATACGAAGGCTGGCGGAACGACATCAAACAGGTTGCCCACAAGTTTGAGCTATTCGGTCTGAAGGCGCGGCATGGCCCGCCGTTCGATCTCGATCTTTACTGTGACATGGCCGCGAGCGCGATCAGGGACGAAGAGCCGTACCGGCCGACTGAATCCGACCGCAGCGCTGATCTGCTCGCGAGGGCCGAATGAGCGAGCAGCCGTTCATGCAGTTTTACGTTGCCGACTATTTGGGCGACACGCAGATTTTAACCACCGAGCAGCACGGTGCCTATTTGTTATTGCTGATGACGATGTGGCGCGCTGGCGGGTCCGTCCCCGATGACGACCAGAAGTTGGCGCGCATCGTTAGATTAACCAGGGCGCGATGGGTCCGCATAAAGCCCGACATCATCGCCTTGCTGGTCGTGAAAGACGGCGTCGTCACACAAAAGCGACTCGCCGAGGAACTCGAAAAAGCTTCAGAAAAAAGTCACAAACGCGCTGACGCCGGAAGGTCTGGTGGAATAGCTAAAGCGTTGAAAGTACACAAACCGCCTCTAGCAAATGCCACAGTTTTGCTAAAGCATTCTTCAGAACCAGAAGTCATAAAGAAGAAAGAAAGTAACGCCACGGCCAAAGCCGCGGCGCTTCCTAGCTTAGAATTTCCACCTTGGTGGCCGAAAGAGGCTTGGGATGGATTCGCCGAAATGAGAAAACGCATTCGGGCGCCGCTGACCGCGAGGGCGATCGAGTTGATCGTTCGCGAGGTGACAGGCTTTCGCCAAGCGGGCCAAGATCCGGCGGCGGTACTGGATCAATCGACGCAAAAAAGCTGGCGCGGGATATTCGCGATCAAGGCGCCGAACGGCAACGGCAGCCTCTTTAGTCGGGACGAACAGCCGGCGTGCCCAGTCGACAGCTGGGTATCTCGATTGAAGGTCTTTCACGGGATGACGGACGCGAAGCCTGGCGCATGGGGCGAGGCGTGGGGACCAAAGCCGAACGACCCCACAAACCGCATCCCGGCAGAGGCGGTGCGCCGGTTCGAAGCAGAACGTGCCAAAACTCAACCGAAAGAACGGGTGCACTGATGACCGACGCCGAACGTGCCGAGATTCAAGCGCGAATAAAGATCGTTCAGGGATGGATTGATGCCGAAACGGACGTCGACATGCGCAAGTTCTACGCGCAGGTCTATCTGCGTATTCAACGACCGATTTTGTTGGAAGTCGGAGACCGCGAAAGAGCCGAACAGCGAAGGGCGAAGACATGACCGAAACCGACCTCATGGACGTGATCAAACTGGGCGTTGAAATGCGCGATGCCCAGAAGGAATTCTTCACGAAAGGCCGCACGCCCGACCAGCTGAAGGCTGCAAAGAACCTCGAGCGCGACTTTGACCGGGCTGCCGCCGGGGCAATTCGCGGCCAGGACGATCTGCTATGATCGACCTCGACACCCTCAAATTGCCAGTCCGGCTGCGACAGGCGCTCGCTGGGCTGGATTTCGCCCGCCGGGCGGCAGACAGACGCAGGCAGGCGTGGAACGCCGCCCAGGCCGCGCGTAGGGCCGAACAGCAGGCAGCGGAAAAGTGTCCTAACCCCTATTGGCTGGCGGATAGCCGTGGCGATTAACTCTTGCGTCTGGCGCAAGGCGTGCTTATGTTCCGATTCGACCGAAGGCCTAAGTGAGCCATGAACAAATCCCTCGCCCAGATCGCAGCAGACGCGCAGACCTCGACCGAAATCGAGGCCCGCATGCTGCGGTTCCTCGAATCCGACGCCACGCCATCGCCAGCCATGATCGTTCAAATGCGCGAATGGATGGGCTTGTCACAGGCCGGACTTGCTGGCCTGCTCGGCTTCACCGACGCCAACGGCGCGCGCACGGTGCAGGCGTTCGAAGAGGGACGACGCAACGGTCAGCCGTTCGCACCGACCAAATCGATCACCAAGCTCATGCGCACGCTGACGGCATGCAGGCTGGCTGGGGCCATGCTAGCGCGTGGCAAGGACGAAGAGGCAAAAAGGATTATCGCGATGGTGACGCCGTGAAGTTCCGCATCAAGCCGACCGACGAGGATATTCTGATCCTGCAGCGAAACATCAGGCGCATGATGCGTTGGGAGAATGAAGCGCCGAACCCGAGCGGCGACTACATGCGATTGATCCGCGCGCTTCGAAACGGCTGCGATGATTATCTCGAGTACACCGATCCGCCGGGGCAATCGCCATGAGTGAACGGAGCCGGCACTTGTTGATCGGGATGGGTTTGTGCGCGGGGATTGGCGTGATTGCCATATTGGGCATAGCAAAGACCGCTAAATATGAAGATCGTATGAGCGATTGCGTTCGCAAGCACGGTCACATTTACGACCTTCAGGCGGCGGAACTCTGTCTCACCAAAGACGGAAGGGTCGTCGAATGACCGCCTACTTCCACACCTGCTACGCGCCAGAGTGCAACGCGAAAGCCGAACTGCTGCCGCAACTCTTCGTGCCAGCCTCGCCGCTCTCGATCGGCAAGTACGACGGCTGCAATTCGACGATGGGATTTCCGGTGTGCAAGATGCACTTTCACAAGCTGGCACCGGGAGATTTCCTGAAGGACGATTGGCTGCGCGCATCGATCAGCGCGGACTTTCGAGAATTTAGATCGATTCCAGACTGGGACAAGGCAAAGATATATCCGCTGCGTCCGTCGGAACCAGCGTTCAAAGCATGGGAGGAAATGAATGCGCGTGCTCATGCGAACTGAAGAAGACGATCGCTTCCGTGCAGTCTTCTGGCGTTGGGCTATTGTCGGCGTCGCGTCGTTCTGGGCGCTGCTGGCACGATTTGTAGGACTATTTTGAAAACGGAGTAAACCAATGCCAAAACCAACGCGAATTGACCCATTCGGGAGTGCAGCCGTTCGGCGCAATCAGATCCGAGCGCGCATCCTGACCGATCTGGCCCTGGCGGCGCTCTCAATCGCGCTCGGCATTGCGGTGCTCCATGGCTATTGACGCCGACGACGTCACGCTGAGCGAAATCGCGCTCTACACCCCGCACAAGGATGGCGGTGCGCTCGAGCGGCAGCGCAAGCTCTTTGAACGTCTTAGCGCGCGTGGGTTTCCGCATGTTCGCATCACCCGCGTGCCCGGAGGGATTTGGGCGGAAGGCTGGGCTAAGCAACCGCGCAACGCAGGCGAATTCAATCTCAACCATGCGCGCAAGGTGCTGCCGAAGTGACCGCCCGCCCGATGACGCAGACCGAACGGCAATGGCTTACGCAGGTCGCCATCGAACGCGGAATCGTCTCATGGGATGTATTCACGCTCGACGATCTTGCCGATGAATTGTTCGGTTTTCAGGTTACGGATGCGCCGAGCGTTTGGATGGTCTCAGCACTCTTGACCGAAGCAAGGGGCAACGCCTGATGCCAGTAACGCCGCCGACCTGCCGAGTCTGTAAAAAATCGGAGTGGAACCATCTATGCCGCGGCGCCGTGCCGCCGAAGGCAAAGCCGAAGACAGCGAAAAAGAAACCAGCGAAGGTAAAAACATGACCGGCTACCACGCCCGCCATAACGGTCCGCGCGCTCCTGTGACGGCGGCAGTTGCATTGCTCTCGATTGTGGCAGCGTTGCTACTGCTGGCGTTCCACAGCCAGTTAGCGAGCTAGACCATGATCGACCGAGCATGCATCGTATGCGGCGAACTAAGCGGCCACCTTCTAGGCTGCACGCGCGACGTTCTGGTCCGTCCGCACTGGCGCTTGGTTGCGCTCGAGGCTGGCGATCTGGTCGACACGCTGCGCCAGACGGGCTTCAATGGCGTGGCGGATCTGATTGAAAAGACCGCGAAGCTGAAGGCGTCGGTATCGTGAGCGAGAGGCTGCAGATCGCCATCATTGCCATGTCGCTCGCGTTCATCGTTGTTCGCTCAATCTGGAGGCGACACCACTCATGAAATACGTTCCGACTACGGCCCGAGCTGACCTGGCCGCAATTCACGAAGGCCATGACGACGCAGCCTATCGCGATTTCATCTGGGTGCGGCGTGCGCGCGATTATCACGGCCCACTAAAGCCTTCATGGCGCTGGCCGTTGAAGCGGATCGAGCCGACGGAAACGGTGCTGAATTTCTCGGAACTGCGCGCCAAGCTGAGGCGGCAATGAAACTCTCCCGTGCCCGCGAGCGCCAGCAGTTCAAACTGCCGCTCTCCGTGACATTCAACGCCGCCCGCAAGCGCGAAGAGGCTGCGATATACGATTGCGTGCTCGAACTGCGCCGCCGAGGCCATCGCGTCTACCGCGCCGGCTATCACGGCCAGCATATTCTGCACACGGTCGACGGGCGGGCGTGTACGACGGACAGGCTCAAGTTGCTGGTGCGGTCGGCGCCGGTCAAACTGGAGTCCTACGCGAACGGAGAGTTCGATTGAGCGGTCGAGATCTAACGCGCGAAGAATGCAAAAGGATAGTGCGGGTGGCCTACGAACGCGGCATTCCTGACGACCTGTGCGACCTTGATGACTTGGCGGACGACCTCTTCGGATTTCAGGTCATTCATCCGGTCGCCGTTCAGTACGCATGCAGCGTGCTCCGTCGAGTGAGGCCTGCGACCGTTGACGTCCAGTCTGGAACCGCTCTAACAAAGTCCTGACCAAATGCCCGGCCGCGCAAAATATATTCGCATCGGAAGGATCAAGTCGGCGCTGCGCAAGCATTTCGCCATTGTCTCGCGTGCCGCAAAACAGGTCGGTATGACACGCCAGGCCTTGGCCGAACGCATCGCCGCCTCACCGGAGTTGCAGGCCTACATCCTCGTGATCAAGGAAGAGCCGCTCGACCTTGCTGAGAACATCATCCTGACCGCGCTCAAGAAGGGCGATTTGGCGACGGCGTGGAAATTCCTTGAGAAACATGGCAAAGCTCGTGGCTATGGCAACAGCACCACGATCGAACTCAGCGACGACTTCATCGCCAAGCTTGTCGGACGCTTCGCCGGCAACGCCGTTGGACTTGTCGGATTCATACGAACTCTCGATCCTCCGTCAGAGGCCGAATAGGCTTCGCATCATCGCCAAGGCGCGTGAAGCGCTGGCCCTGATGAACGCAGGCGAGCGCGAACAGCAGGAGGTTTACGACCGCCGCAACGCACTGGCCAACGAACAGGCCCGGCAAGCGACGCGCGAACGCTGCGCAACGCTCTACGGTTTCGTTCAGCAGGCCTGGCATGTGCTCGAGCCCGGCACCGAGTTCGTCGGCGGCTGGCACATCGAAGCCATTTGCAAGCACCTTGAGGCCGTGAGTTGCGGCAAGATCAAACGCCTGACGATCAACGTGCCGCCGGGCTGCATGAAGTCCCTGCTCGCCAGCGTCATGTGGGAAGCCTGGGAATGGGGACCGTTCGGTCGGCCGGACCTGCGTTATCTGACGACGTCCTACAACGAAGGCTATGCGGCGCGCGACGCCCGCAAGATGCGCGACTTGGTCATGTCCGAATGGTATCAGGCGCATTGGCCGGTCGAACTGACCCGCGTGGGCGAAACCTCATTCGAAAACACCTCCCGCGGCGGGCGCGAAGCCAAGCCGTTCGGCTCGCTCACTGCGGGCCGCGGAAACCGCGTGGTGATCGACGACCCGCATTCGACCGAGACCGCCGAGTCCGAGGCCGATCGCATTCGCGCCGCGCGCATCTTTCGCGAATCCGTCACCAGCCGTCTGAACGATGCCAGGCACGACGCCATCATCGTGATCATGCACCGGCTGCATCCCAAAGATCTGTGCGGCATCATCGAAGACTTCAAAATGCCGTATGAAAAGCTCGTGCTTCCGATGGAATTCGAGATCGACCGGCGTTGCTCGACCTCGATTGGCTTCAAAGACCCGCGCAAAGTCGATGGCGAACTGCTCTTTCCCGAACGCTTCCCGGCCGACGTGATCAAGCGCGACAAGGTGGCGCTCGGCTCGTACGCATTCGCCGGCCAGTATCAGCAAAGGCCAGCACCGCGCGAAGGCGGCATGTTCAAGCGCGACTGGTTTCAGCTGGTGCGCGCCGCTCCGTCGGAAGGGCGCCGAGTCCGGCGTTGGGACTTGGCTGCGACAGTGCCCAAGGCTGGGCGAGATCCGGACTACACGGCCGGCATCCTGATGAGCGCACACGACGGCAAGTTCTACGTGCTGGACGTGCGGCGCTTCCGCGAGACTGCCAATGTCGTGCGCCAACGCATCAAGGCCACGGCAACGCGCGACGGTCGCGACGTGCCGATCCTATTGCCCCAAGATCCAGGCCAGGCGGGCAAGGACCAGGCGGCAAGCCTGATCGCGATGCTCGCCGGCTTCAGCGCCTATTCAGCACGCGAGACCGGACCGAAGGAAACGCGCGCCGAGCCGTTCGCAGCGCAGTGCGAAGCGGGGAACGTCTATGTGGTCGACGCTGACTGGACCGAAGACTTCATCGACGAGCTGTGCAATTTTCCGGTCGCAGGCCATGACGATCAGGTCGATGCGGCGTCCGGTGCTTTTTTTGAGTTGGCAGAATCCGATGATATATCTGGGATTCAAATAGACGCGGACACGTTTCATCGCGTCAACCCGTTCAAGATAGGCGGCAGCGACGATGGTAGCTAAGCGCAACGTGACCGCAGCCCCGCCTGCATCGGCCGACAACGCGGAAAACATTTCGTTCACCGAGTTCGGCGCGACCGGCCTGCGCCAGTTCTCGGGCTACGTTCGGGAAGAATGGCTTCGCGAACTCATCGGCTGGCGCGGCCAGCGCATGTACCGCGAGATGCGGGACAACGACCCGATCATCGGCGCGATGTTCTTTGCGATCGAGTTCCTGTTGCGCGGTGTGGACTTCAAGTTCGAACCAGCCAGCACCAAGCCTGACGACATCGAGGCGGCCGACTTCTGCCAGTCCTGCATGACGGACCTCGAGCAGACCTGGCCGGAGCTGATCAGCGAGATTCTGACGTTCCTGCAGTACGGTTGGTGTCTGCCGCCCGATCAGATCGTGACTATGGCAGACGGGACGGTGAAGCGCGCCGACGCGGTTGCTACTGGCGACATGCTGCTGACCAAGCACGGGCGCGGGCGTCCGGTGACAAAGATATTCACGCGCCGCCACACTGGCAAAATGATGCGCATTCGAACGCGCGGCTATCCGCACCCGATTCGCATGACGCCAGAACACAAACTTCCGACAGTGCGTGGCTGGGTTACGGCCGGCGAACTTGTCGCAGGCGATATTGTTCTGCGCCCACGTCCGAAGATGGAGGCCGGCGGCGACTATGACAGTGGATGGATAGTCGGCCTATATCTGGCCGAAGGCAGCCGCGATGGCGACCGGAACCGCGTCACTTTCTCGCTGCACAGCAAGGAAGTCGATGAAGTTGAGCAGCGCTGCAACGCTTGGGCGGTAGCGCGCGATCTTAAACCATACCAGTCGCGCGACGGAGGCCGTCCCTCGCCGGTCACGGCGCGCGCGCAACGCGGGTTTCCCGGTCTCACCGGCGGCGGATATTCTGGCGCGAACAGCGGTCGCGTATCGTTCAGTCACCCAGAGTTCCGGGCGTTGATCGATGAATGGGCCGTCGGCGACGATTCATGGACCAAGGCCCTTTCACGTTTGCCGACCGACGAGGCATTCGCTCAGGGCGTGCTTGACGGATGGGTGTACGGCGACGGCCATCGTGGCGTGAACGCCGTAAGCGACACCGAAATCGCCGCAGCCTTCACAGTTAGCAAAAACCTCGGTCACCAGATGCAGATGATTGCGGGCGCCCTTGGACTACCGTCGCCGCTTTCGTACCGCGTCGGGGGCACTCAAGGCACGTTCGGCACGATTCCTGGTGGCTACACCGTCGGCGTGTTGCCGCAGCGAGAAATGCGTTGGAAGCGCAGCGTCGAGGCCAACGAACGCGTCCACATGCTTCGTGCTGGCGGAATGACGATGCACGCAATAGCGGCAGAAGTCGGCATGTCCTACACCAGCGTTTTTAAATGGCTTCACAGCGATGGCCCCAAGACGCAGGGACTGCAATGCAAGGTGTTTCAGCAAACCATCGGCCATGAAGTGACCGACATTACCGCCGAAGACTATAACGGCGACGTTTACGATTTCACGGTCGACGAGGACCACACGTTCTGTGCCGGGCCGATCATCGTTTCGAACTGTGTGCACGAAATAGTCTACAAGACCCGCAGCGGCCGCTCGAACGATCCGCAGAAAAACTCGCGCTATGACGACGGCATGATCGGATGGCGCAAGTTCGCCGGGCGCGCGCAGGAAACGCTGCTGCACTGGGTCTTTGACGAGTCCGGAGATCCCATCGCGCTAGTCCAGCTGCTTCCCACTGGCGGGCCGCTACTCACCGTGCCGCTCGGCAAATGCCTGCATTTCAAGACGCGCCTGATCAAGAACAACCCCGAAGGCGTTTCGATCATGCGCAACGCTTACACGAGTTATTTCTTCAAGAAGCGCATCCAGATGATCGAGGCGATCGGCGTCGAGCGCGACCTGACTGGATTGCCCGTCATGTGGGTGCCGGCGCGTTTGATGAATGCAAACGCGAGCCCCGAAGACAAGGCCCAGCTGGCAGCGCTCAAGGTTGTGGTGCGCGACACGGTGCGCAACGAGCAGGAAGGCTTCGTCCTGCCGATGGCGTACGACAAAGACGGGCACGAGCTCTACAAAATGGAGTTGCTCGCCACGGGCGGGCGGCGCCAATTCGCGACCAACGAAATCATCGACCGCTACGATCACCGCATAGCGGCCACGCTGCTCGCCGATTTCATCACGATCGGTTCGGGCTCGAGCGCTGCGTCCGGCCGTGGCTCGTCAAGCATGAGCAAGAACAAATCGCAGATGTTCAGCGTCGCGGTCGGCGGGTTTCTCGATCTGATCACCGCCGAGTTCAATCGCAAGAGTGTGCCGGACCTGCTCACCGTCAACGGCCTCAAAGGCCAGTGCAAGATGGCGCATGGCGAGATTGCCAAGGATGATCTCGACAAGGTTGCGGCTTACATCACTGCGGCGATCGGCACAGGCGCGATCATGCCAGACCCGGTCCTCGAGGCTTACCTGCGCGAAGAGGCAGGCTGGCCGGCGCAGACAGGCGTGTCGTCCGGCGCGTTCAACGATGGCGGCGAGGATCAAGCTGGAGGCGACACGACCGATTCAACGACGGACTCGACCGACCCGGCCGATGCGCAAGGCCAAGGTCAGGGCGACGACGACCCTGCGGCTCAGACGCCAGCTCAAAAGCTGGCCAAGTTCAGAGGACGACGCGCGCGCGGCTTCAAGTTCACATGATGGTTAGTCAGGAGAAAGTGATGGACGCGGAGCTACAGCTGAAAAAGGCTCACGAGGCGCTGCAGATGGCACAGGCGCGGCAGGACCAAGTGCGTCGCGACCTGTCAAGTGCTGATGCCGATGAACGTAAAGCGCGCACCGACGTGGAAATTGCAAAGCGCAGAATTGCAGAGACAACACCCGTTGATCGCAGTCGCATTGAACTGACTGACGGCTCACCCGTTCCCGATGACAGAAGCCATACCGAACTGAATGCCAGCGGGCAGCAAAAAGGCTACATCGTTCTGAGTGAAGGCGAGCGCTCGAAAGGCTTCGTGCGGCCATACCGAGACGCCTACCGGCATGCGAAATGCGGGCACGTCACGACGATGGGCCGCGGGCTGTCGGAAACCTATGCGCGCGACCCGAAATTCTACAGCAGAACTTTCTGCGCGACGTGCCGAGGTCACTTCCCAGTCGGGACAGACGGCGAGTTCATCTGGCTTGAAATGGACGGTAGCGAGACCGAAAAGGTTGGAACGTGACCACTTCTGCGTCTCCACTCCACAAGATCAAAGCTCAGGCCGACAACATCGCCACGATGCTCAAAGCAGCATCGCGCGGCGAGAAGGTCGCCAATGATCCGGCTGGCAAGATTGCTGCCTCGCTAACGCGCGGGTCTGTGACCTTTGGTATCGTGATGGACGACCAAATCATCAAGATCGAAATGCCGTGGTCGATCGTCCGCGAAACATCAGAGGCTGGAATCGCTGAGTGGATCGTCGGGCACATGCGCCAGTCCGGGGACAAAGCAAACTGATGAACCGGTTCTGCATTCCGCACAGCCACAGCATCGCCAAGCAGTCCGGCTATCGTCAGGCAACGCGCTGGCGCTCGCCGCTGGCCAAGGCCATGGACCCAGAGCCGGACTATCAATGGCTGCTCGACATCGCCGACAAGGCCGACCCGAAGGTGCGCCAGGCGTTTCTGGACGCGATCGACAAGGCCAAGGCGGGCGTTGACGACAAGGCGCTGGCGGACGCGATAGCCACGGGCGACGTCAACCAGGTAATCCGGGTGCTTGGCATCGACCAGACGATGGCGCCGAGCCTCAGTGTGGCCCTGGGCGCACCGCTGGAGGCGGCGTTCATCGAAGCTGGCCGGCAGACCGTGGCCCGGTCAATCCCGACCGCTGGGCGGCTTTCCATGCGGTTCGATATCGCTAACCCGAAGGCGACGGAGTTCCTGCGAAGTTACGACCTCGGCCTAATCCGCGAAATCTCAAACGACACCCGTCTAGGCATCCGTAGGATTGTCGCTGACGCCATGGCTTACGGCGGGCATCCTTATGAGCAGGCGCGCCAGATCCGCTCCCTGATAGGCCTGACGGACCGCCAGGCGGCCGCTGTGTCGAACTTCAGGAACTTGCTCGAGACCGGCGACCGCGAGGCCATGACCAGAGCGCTGCGCGACCGGCGCTTCGACCCGACCCTTGACCGCACGCTGGGCGCCGACGCTGAGCGCGAACTGACGCAAGAGGAAATTGACCGCCAGGTCGAACGCTATGGCGAGCGCATGCTGACGATGCGAGCCGAAACCATCGCGCGCACCGAGACGATCAGGGCAGCGAACGCAGCGCAGAATGCGGCATGGAGTCAGGCGGCGGACAAGGGTCTGCTTGATCGCAACACGTTGAGGCGCCAATGGCTGGTGGTTCCCGATGACCGGCTTTGCATCTACTGCGCCGAAGTGCCTGACATGAATCCGGATGGGGTGCCGCTGGGCGGCTACTTTGAAACGCCACTCGGGCCAGCGATGTACCCGCCGCTACATCCTCAATGCTTTCTTGGGGACACTCTCGTAACGCCCAGAAGTCCGATCACGGGCTATAGCCGTCGTGCATTCGATGGAGATGTCGCGGTCGTTCGAACTGCCGCCGGCAATGAATTTTCCTGCACAGTCAATCACCCGATATTGACGCGGCGTGGGTGGGTCGGCGCAGGCGCGCTCAATGAAGGCGACGACCTCATCGGCGGTGCGTTCGGTGACGGGTTTGGCTTTGGTGACGCGCACGATGAAGACGTGCCAGCCACGATCCATGAAGTAACGAATGCGCTCGGGCGTTCGCGCGAAATGTCGTCCGCTCCAGTGCCAGTTGCCGCCGAAGATTTCCACGGCGACGGGGAAGGTTCCGAGGTCGCAGTTGTAGGGTCCAACCGCTTGTTGTGGAATGAACGGAACGCCTCGCTGAGTGAGCAACTTCGCCAGTTCGCGCTCTCCGTGCCCGACGTTGCGCGTTCCACTCTTTTCGCAACTCAGCGCGAGATTGACCTTGGCCTCGAAAGACTTGGGCGCGCCGCGCGTCGCGTCATGGGCTGCCCGCACTTGTCGCTTGCGTTTGGCGGCGGTCATGCGCGACCACTTCAGCGTCTCAGCGGCGCTTCGACCCCGCGTTTCGCCGCACAACTTCTTGAGCACACGGGTGACAGGAATGCGGCTGACGCCAAGCTGGCGCGCCAGTTGATTGATGGACGTGCCGGACAAATAGCGGCGAACAAGGTCATCAGCGTCAGGCGGAAACCATTCAGCGGGCATGTCTATAACCTCGAGACGGAAGGCGGCTGGTATGTCGCCAACGGAATTATAGCTCATAATTGCCGTTGCGTGACGATCATTTCTGCGTTCTAATGCTGCCAGGCGGAGGTTGCTGGTTCGATCCCGGTCGAGGATTTTCCAAAGTACACGGAATGCCTACCTCGTAGCTCAACTGGATAGAGCGCCGCCACCCCATTTCGGAACGTCGCCGCCTTCAGAACGTTTCCCCATCACGGTCGCACTCCAGCGATCGAAGGAGACGACCATGAAAAAGCAGAACCGACCAGCGCAGCCCGTTGTCGAAACGAACCTCGTTGCCGACGCGCGCCGCACGCAGCAAGACAAAAACTACACGGCCGATGCGGCAGCCGAGTCCGCCAAGGAGCGCACGAACAAGCCGTTCACTCCGGCGATCTAACTGCACGTTTGACTAAGCTGGCGAGCACAAGCTGCGCTGCAGTGAGTGCCGCCAGTTTTGCGCCCGTGGGGAAGACAATCTTGAGCGCTTCGATCTTTCCGTATAAGCCTGCAATCGCCTCGACGAAGGCGCGATCTGCATCGGAAAGCGTGTCGACGTCGAATCGCTGCATCCTTGAGGGCTATCATGGCGCGCCTGATGTTCGAAGATGCGCTGGATCAAATCAACAAGCGGTCGTCGCCAGTAACGATTACCACCGCGCGACTTTCTTTTGATGACGCGCTCGAGCAGGTCGAGAAATACAACGAAAACCATGACGAGCGTGGCCGCTTCAGTTCAGGCGCCGGCAGTGCTGAGACAGCAGCGCAGAATCTCTTCGGCCAGCACCATGATCCGAGCGTCACGCCAGATCACATTCTCGCCACCACGTCGGCAGACACAAAGGCCAAGATCGCCGACACCGAGGCGCGGCTGTCGCGAAGCGTGTCGACCGACGCGCCGGTGAGTCAAGGCGGCTTCAAGAATCCGGATGGCACGTACACGGCAGAGCGCGAGGCGGCGCACAATCGCATTCTAGATACGATTTTCACCGATCAAGCGGTGCAAGACGCGACGCCGGCGGAAGGCGAGAAGCCTACGATCACTTTCCTCGGCGGCCGCGGTGGATCTGGCAAAAGCTGGTTCACGAATCCAGCCGGTCCCGTCGATCCGAGCAAGGCAATCGTGCTCAACTCCGACCATATTAAGGAAATGTTGCCTGGGTACGCCGGATGGAACGCCGCGCTTTACCACGAGGAATCGAGCGACATTCTGGCGCGCGCAGAAAACACGGCGCGGTCGGCCAAACTGAATGTGGTGCTCGACGCAACACTGCGGTCCGAGAGCGGCGCCGCGGTTCGACTGGCCGAATATCATCAGGCGGGCTACAAGGCCGAGGGCTACTACATGTTCACAAGCCCGAAAGAGGCTGCAGGCCGAGCGCTTGCAAGGTTCGAACGCGGCGGCGCCGATGGCCGCTATGTGCCCTTGAGCGTCGTTCTGGGAAGCACAACGAACGAGCGCACATTCGACAACTTGAAGCCATCGTTCACGAAATGGCAGATTTACGACAACAACGTTCTGGGCCGCGCGCCCAAGTTCGTAGCAGGAGGTGGCGGGTGAGCGGCATCAAGACTAGAGACGGCAAGACGCTTCCAGATCAGGCATTCGAGGATGATCGGCCAGTCATTCCCAAGGCCGAACTAGATGCGAAGTATTCCAGCGACTTCCTGCGCAAGGACGAAAAGCGTCTGCAGCGCGTTCGCGAACAATCGCTGTCTAAGCGGTTGCGCCAGCGTTGATCGTCACTTCACGTCCGCGACGGTCAGGTCTTTTGCGATCATGAGGCGCAACAGCTTGCCGGCGGCCAGCGGCGGCTTATAGGCGCCGGCCACGATGCGGCGGACCTGGCGCGCGCTCAGCCCCAAGAACTCGGCAGCCGCGGTCTGGGTCAGCTTCAGCCGATCAAGCGCGGCAATGAACTGTTTCGACGTCATGTCAATCTCCGTTTGCAAAAAACGCCCCCGTTTCCGAGGGCGTTTTGTCTAGGCCATCCTGTCCTACGGGGTCAAGGTGGCCTCGTTGAGTTTCTCCAAGATCGACTTCGCAGCCCAGATGCCCGAGCCGTTCAGGTGCCGCTGCCAAGCGCCATTCATCGGCGACCAGCGAAAGCCGTGGCTCTTGAGCATCGCGCGGACATCGGCCGCCGGCTTGCCTGGGAAGATCAGCTGCACGCGGTTCTCTTCGGCATTCTCGACCAGGGTCACGCCGGAGTTATGCAGCACTTCCTTGGTTTCGCGCTCGGCGTGGCGGCCGAGCTGCTCGATGCGCTGTTCGATCCTTCGAATGTTCGCGCCGTTGTTGGTCAGCTGATACGAGGCGAAGCCAAGCCTGCCCATGAAGTCTGGCGTAAATGCGCCCTGAGCGGCTCCGGCTGTAAGGCCTATCTGCTCTAGCGCCATCATTCCGTTCTGCGGCTCAGCCTTGAACTTGCGAACGATCTTGTTGACAGCGACCATCTTCGCCTGCTTCGCCTGCAGTTCAGCCAGCTGTTCCTTCAGCTTCACGACCGCGTCCGGATCGTCAGACGACACGCCACCGGTTCCGACCGATGCCGCACGCCCAGCAACCTCGGCCGCCTGCTTCTGCATCTCGAAGCCCTTGTCGATCGCGTTGCCGGCTTTGCGCCTGTAGTTCCTGTCGCGGCCCTCGCTGTGGTGTCCGACCAGGATGGGCTGGCCGAACGGAATCGCGCGCAGCCGGCTCATGCCGCTCTCGACGCGCGCCGCGCCTTCCTTGGCCAGACGTTCTGCGCGCGCCTCAAGACGCTCGCGTTTGGCTTCCTGTTTTGCTTCGTAGTGGTTCATGCTCATGCTCCTATTGAGACGTAGTAGCCGGCCGCCTCGATCCGGTATTTGCCGCCGCCGACGTACGAGACTTTCGGCTCGGACCCGACGAAGAAGGGAATTGCCTGCTTCATGATCTCGACTTCGATCACGTTGAGCGGGACGATCGCGTTGATCGGGAGTTTCCAGTTTTTGGAATTGTGGACCTTCTTGAAGGCCTCCTGGAACTGGCCCCGGCTGATCGGCTGCCCGAAGGCTTCGCCCACGATCTGCTCGTTCAGGTCTTCCATGATTTTACGCATTGATTGGCTCACGACTTCTCCCCTTTCCAAACAGCGACCCTCTGCCCGACGCGGTAGTAACCGACGCCCTCGACGTGGTAGCCGTTGCGATGTTTGATCAAGATCTTGCCGCCCTGCTCGAAGCTAAACTCGGCGCCGGCGGGCAGGTATTTGAACAGAGTGTTTCCCATTCCGAGCGCCTTGGCTTGGCTGAGAACGGCGATTTCACGATGGCTCATACTGGCCTCCTTCCAAGAGAGAAAAGTCGATGGTGCCGAGCTCGACGAGCCAGGCGACGAACACTTTCCAAAGGGTTTTCATGGGATGTCGGCCTCAACCGACATACTGAATATAGGCCTTCTTGGCCTGCGGTCAAGGTGTCCGCTATTGTTATTCTGAGGCCTGGCCAGCAATAACATTGCGCTCTACATCCGAGGCCTGAAACGCCCTAAATTCCGGCCCGGTCATGGGCCCGGCGCTCTCGTAATAGACGCCGTCGACCTGGACGAACGCGGCAAACCGCGGCCGTCCCTGGCGATCGTGGTCCCAAGGCTCGCCGACCAGGAAGCCGTGGGCCAGCCACATGGCCGGCGGCAGGACGCCCAGCATTTCGTCGAAGCGCTCTTCAGTCGTCTTGATCCAGTTCATCTGTTCTTTCCTTGTGGATTGCCCTGATCGTCCCACGGCTCTTGGGCTTGGAGCAGCTCGTAAAACTCAGTCTCGCCGGCCAGCGTGTGAACGCAGTCCCCGCCGTAGACTTGGGATGCTTCGCAATGGCATGCGTTCGGTGGCGGTGCCGGCGGCTCGACAGTCTTCGGAAACAGATCAACGAGCGCGGCGCCAGCGATAGGCACGATCTTACCGATGCCGTCAGCGCTCACCGCGTATCGACCGCCTTGGCCGACTTCCGGAGTCTCGCCGATCATGTTCTGCGCGTAGCGTTGCGCGCCCTTTAGCGTCGTGAACTGGCGCCGCACGTTGGCGCCGTCGATCGAGCGGTAGCGGAGCGTGATCATGCTTCCGCCTTAACGAGCGTTGCGTTCAACGCGGCGACGACGCGGTGAAAGCCGGCGACGTCTGCGTCCTCCAAACCCTTAGCCGCCGCGTCGATCTGCGTGCCGTTGTACGATTTCAGGAAGATCAGCGCGTCCGCGATGTAGAACGACCGGTTCGGCGGGCCGAAGCCATAACGATGTTCGAATTTATCCTGCATGGGCATTGTCGGTTTCCTCGGCCTCTGCCTGCTCGATCGCGCCAATCGCAATCTCGTTGATCAGGCTCAGCTGGGCTTTCAGGCCAGCCTCGCCTTCAGGCTTATAATTCGTGATGTATTTGCTGATCGCCTTCAGTGCGGCCAGCAGGATCTGGGTCATGTTGCTCTCCTAGAAAATCATCATCAGGATCTGCTCGGCGCCGTACGCGCCCTTTCGTCCGCAGCTCTCGCAAGGGTCCGGACCAGCGTCCGGCTCGATGCTCTCGGTCTCCGCGCCGCAATAGATGCAGAAACCAGGGTTTGATGTGTCGCACATGGACTGGGCGACCGCGGCCTCGACGCGCTTCAGGGTGATCTTGGGGTGGAGTTTCATCAGGCGGCCATCGCCAGCTCGGGTTTCGGGCCCAAGGCTTTCTGCGACCCGGCGATCAGTTCCTCGACCCAAGGCGGCGCCGAGTATTTGACCTGGGGAAACCTGCTCGAGGCGAGCTCGCGGCAGAGCGGCCTATTGGACGGCTCATACTGTTCGCCGCGCATCACCGCCAGCATGTGCGGGGTAGGCTTCACGAACACTTTGCAGGGCGCGCCGTGAAGCATCACTTTGTACCCGCCTTCGTAGTAACTCGATTTCTTGGCCATTGCGTCTTCCTCTTTGTTTTCCGCTAGTACATCTCTTATATAGGACGCCACGTCCGCAGGTCAAGGTGTCCGCATCTAGCCCTAGTGGTGCGACGGCCTGCCGCATCAATCCTTGCGTAGGAACGAAAACAGCCTTAATCCTGCGCGCATGGCGGCAATCGGCTTCAAATCGGCTTTGAGCGCTTTGGCGAAAGACCAGCCTAGCGTTGGCGACGTGCACATCAGCTCGGCTGGCGGCACCGGCAAGAAGCGCAGGCGTGGCATGGCCGCTCGGATCGGCGCGGCTCCGAAGGGCGATTCCTGCTGCAAGTACGCCAAGGCCGAGTCGATCGACAAAAAGCTCGGCATGGTCTTCGGCTACGGCATCATCTGCAAAGAGGACGGCGTCGACTATTACGACGTCCAGGACGATCACATTCCCGAAGACGCGATGCTGAAGGCGGCGGCCGACTTTGCCGCCAGCGATCGCCATCACAAGGAAATGCACACCGGCGACGAGAATGCGCAGTGGCTGTTTCTCTTTCCGATGACGACGGACATTGCCAAGGCGTTCGGCATGACGACGCGCAAGACTGGTCTCATGATGGGCTTCAAGCCGCCTGCCGACGTGCTGGCGAAATTCGAGAACGGCGAGTACACAGGATTCTCGATCGGCGGCGACCGGATCAAGGACGAAGAGGTGGATTGATGGCCAGGCGCATCATGCGGGAGCTGAAGATCAACGAGATTTCGTCTGTGACGAATCCGGCCCAGAAGGGCGCGCGCGTCGTGATCATGAAATCAGACGACTCGGACGATCACGACGACGCCGAGTTCGAGAAGCTGTGCAAGCGCACGTTCACAGCCGAAGAGCGCCGCGCGTCCATGGCAGCCGGTCACGCCATGCCAGGCGGCCGCTATCCGATCGAGAACGTCTCCGACCTGTCGAACGCGATGCAGGCAATCGGCCGCGGCAAGGGCTCTCACGCCGCGATCCGAGCGCACATTGTCAGCCGTGCGAAATCTCTCGGCGCCACGGACTCGCTTCCCGAAGAGTGGAGGGCGACAAAGCGCGATCTGTCACGAATCAGGAACGCGCTTCGCGAGGCGAATTTCGATTTCGAGCCGAAGGAGCTGTCCAAGTTCGCCGAGCGTCTGGCCGACGACGCGCTGCTTTACGACCCTGCGGATGTATCGCTGTTCGAAGACGTCGAAGGTCTCGAAAAGGCCGATGAACTCGACACGAACTACGCTGCGCTGTGTGTTTCGGTGGAGTCGATTTTCGCCGACGCCGATGCGGTCAACAAAAGCGATTTGCTGCAAGCCACTTTTCAACAGTTCAAGGATGCCATACAAGGCGTTGTGTCTGAGGGCGTCGAGACCACTATCGTCCGCGCCCTGGCCGAGGGTGACAACGGAGGTTCCATGAGCAAGGCAATCGCGAAATCACTCGGTCTGGCCGAGACGGCAACCGAAGCGGAAATCACCGCCGAGATTGAAAAGCGCGCCATCGCGCTCAAGGCCGCCGAAGACATGGCCGCGATGTCCGCCAAGCACAAGCGCTTCATGGAATCCGACAAGGCCAAGATGCCCAAGGGCGGAAAGGCCGCGTTCACCGGCATGTCGCCATCCGAGCGCGACGCGCACATGAGCGCCAACCCGATGGACGCCGAAGACGCAGCCGACAGCGGCAAGGACGAATCCACCGAGAAGATGATCGAGAAGGGCGATGCGTTCAAATCCGTCGCCGGCAAGGTTTACCTGAAGTCCAAGGTCGGCGCCGAAGTGTTCGATGCCCTGAAGGACCAGGACGCTCAGATCCGCAAGGCCAATGATCGCGCCGAAAAGCTCGACGCCGAGGCTCGCGTGGCGAAGTTCGCCAAGGCCGCCGAAGGTTTCGCCAAGGTCGGCAAGCCCGACGAGCTCGGCGCATTGCTCGCCAAGACGGCCGCACACGAGCCGGCACTGGCCGATGCCTGGACCGTCGTGCTCAGCACGGCCGAAGAGCGTATCGCCAAGGGCACGCTGTTTACCGAAGTCGGTTCGGGCGCAAAGGGTTTCGGCAAGGCGCTCGACGGTATCGACGCCAAGGCCAAGGAATTGCTCACCAAGGGCGAGAAGGCTTTCAACACCATCGAAAAGTGCCGCATGGAGATCCGCAAGCGGTTCCCCGATCTGGCACAGCAGGAACAGGACGAACTGGCGGCGACGAAGAAAGCCGCCTAGTCAGAATTGCATGAGCCAGCGTCGTGAGACGCCGGTTGACCCTTTGAAGGAGAAGTGCCCATGGCTTGGGAACGTCCAATTCTGAAAATCCCCGCCGCGATTGCGGGCTCTGACTTCCGTACCGGCAACGGCTACAATTCGACGG